GTTGTCTTTTTTAATAAATGTGGTATTATAATTATGTACTTACAAAGGAGAGCTTAAAATAAACAAAAAGTTGGAGGAAGAAGCAAATGAGAAAGAAAATGGTAGCTATTGTTTTGTTAAGTGCTGCATCTATGTTATATACTGGATGTGGTGAAAAAAGCATTACCCAGGAAGAGTATGATACGGTCGTTGCTGAAAGAGATCAGTATAAAGCAGAACTGGATCAGATCATTCAAGAACAAGAGGAGGCAGAAAAACAAGCTGAATTAGAAAAAGAAAAGAACGAGTCAAAAGAGTATGGAATCGGAGATACTTGGGAAGTAGAAGGCAAATTTAAGATTACAGTTAATTCTGTAAAAGAAACAGACTACAGAAATCAATTTGACGAAAGTGATCCAGCAGCAGTGTATGTTATAAATTATACATATGAGAATTTGGGATTGCAGGAGTTATATGTTACTTTTGAGGAAAGTATTGTGGACAGTACCGGAAAGATGGCAACATCATATCCGGGAGAGTCAGAAAAATATGCGCAGTCTGTACCGAAGGGTGCACATTGTGAGGCAGAGTCCACTATAGCAGTAGAAAATCCGGGCAGTTTTATAGAATATGTGGAAGTTTATGACGATGAATTCAATCAGTACAAAGCTACTTTTAATTTGGAGGTTAAAGAAAAATGAAAACTTGGAAATTAGTATCTGGTATATTATCTATTATTTTGTTTT